AAATTTTACAATGGAAAGCAAATCTTTAAAAGTATTATCTGCTTCTAGAATTAAAACTCTTGAGACTTGCTCTTGGGTTTATTGGAATAACTATCATACCAAAGTTCCTCAATCGCAAAATGATGGCGCTCTTAGAGGTACAATTTGTCATACAATTTTTGAACTCCTCTTAAATCCAAAACATAAATCACATTATACTAAAATAATAAAAAAGAATTCTATTAAAGGTAGTAAAGCAATTACAAGATTAGTCAAAAAATTAAAAGCTAAAGTTGGACTAGATGAATCGAACTTTGATATTTTAGATCAGATGATTATGGTTGGTCTAAAACATGACTTTTTTGGTGAGAAAGACGGCGAGATCGTTTCTCCAGAATATGCCTTTGAAATTAAGAATGATGCGCCTAAATATCATATTAAAGGATTCATTGATAAGCCCATTAAATCAAAGAATAAAATGGTTATAATTGACTATAAAAGCTCAAAGGCTAAATTTAGAGGAGATGACCTAGAAGCTAATATTCAAGCTATGATGTATAGTCTTGCCAGTAAGAAACTATGGCCTAAATTAAAGCCTATTGTAAGATTTCTTTTCTTAAGATTTCCTAAACAGCCTATTCAAGAGCTTGAATTTACAGAAGATCAAATCAAAGGATTTGAACACTATTTAGAGCATATTAATGATTATATTAATAAATTTGATGAAAATTCAGCAAAAGCAAATTTTGCTATAGATAATGATAAAAGTAAATGGATGTGTGGAGTAGGAAATTGGAGATGTCCATATAGAGATTCTTACGAATATTATGTTAAATTAAACGAAAAAGACGAAGTTCTAGAATCTAGTCTAGATGGTAAATTTAAAGATATAAAAGGATTTAAGATAGAGAAAAGAAAATATGAAGGATGTCCCAAGTTTAATAATATAATTAAAGATGAATTTTTAGATAAAAAACAAGATGAATTTTTAGATTGATTGCCAATAAAACTTAGGTTATAATAAATAAAATGATACCCTTATTTAAGTCTCATTATTCTTTAGGTAGATCAATACTTACTCTTGAGGATAAAAGTGAAGCTGACGACTATCCAGACTCAATAATACAAATAGCTAAACACAATAAATTAAGCGAGATCTTTTTAGTTGAGGATAATATGTCTTCGTTTCTAGAGGCATATACCAATACAAAGAATAATAATATAAAATTAAATTATGGATTAAGAGTATCTGTGACGGAATCGATTAATGATAAAAGTGATGAATCAAGACAAAAAACTTCTAAAATTATTTTATTTTTTAAGAATAAAAAAGGACACGAATCATTAACTAAATTGTTTAGTATTGCAGCGAAAAGCGGATTCTACTATGAACCAAGGCTTGATTATGACACATTAAAAAATAATTGGTCAGATAATTTAATTCTCTGTATACCATTTTATGACTCTTTCATATTCAACAACACACTCAAAAACTATATATGTATTCCACAATTTAATTTTACGAAACCAATAGCTTTTCTAGAAGATAATGATTTACCATTTGATACAATTATTAAAAATAAACTAGAAAAATATGCAAAAGAAAACGAGTTAGAGCTTTTTAGAACTAAGAGTATATATTATAATAAAAAATCAGATTTTAAAACTTACTTGACATTTCGATGTATTAATAATAGAAGTATTCTGAATAAGCCAGAGATCGAGCATATGTCAAGCAATGAATTCTGTTTTGAAAGCTGGTTATCAAAATGAAGATTACTCTTACAGATGCAGAATGTTTAATGCTAAAAACTCTAGGAGGCATGAGAAGTCTAGTAGCTAGATCTGCTGGTGTTAAAGACGCAAAAATGGGAGATCAAAATGGGTTAGAAGCAGATATAGATGGATTAATGGGCGAGTATGCTTTTTGTAAATGGAAAAATATTTTTCCAGACTTGATTCCTGCGCCAAGAAGCGGAAGCTGTGATTGTATCTTAAAAAATCAAAGGATTGATATAAAAACTACCAGATATAAAACTGGGAGACTTCTAGCTACATTAAAGAATAATCAAGATATTGATATTTATGTTCTAGCTATCTTAGAAGATAATACTGTTGATTTTGTAGGATGGGCGAAAAAGGAAGATCTATGTCAAGAAAAGAATATAAAAAATCTAGGTCATGGTAATGGCTATTGCTTAGATCAGAATGAACTAAGGAGTTTTAATTAAAATGGACGAGCATCTCTTAAGATATAATAAAACTAAAAATTTAGTCTTTATAGATTGCGAAACATTTAATCTATGTTTAAATTTTTGCCACAATCTTCCTTGGCAAATAGCCATGATCAAAGTACAAGGTGATAAAAAAATTGATGAAAAGAACTTTTATCTTAAATGGCAAACTGAACTAAAAATAAGTCAAGATGCAGCTAGAATTACTAGATATGATCATAAAAAAGTACAGAAAGAAGGTCGCGATCCAAAAGAAATATTTCCTACAATTAAAGATTGGCTAGATCATGCAGATTATATAATCGGGCATAACACTTTAGGATTTGATATTTATCTTATAAAAGAATATTATAAATATATGGGATGTAATTGGAAACACTTAGTAAATAAATTTATTGATACTAATACTATTGCTCGCGGTATTAAATATGGTATACCATATAATCCAAAAGAAAGTCTAATAGAATATCAATATAAAATATATCATACAAGAAAGAAAAATGTTAAAAGTTCATTGACGACTTTAGGCAAAGAAAATGGTATAGATCATGATTATGATAAACTTCATGACGCTATAAATGATCTTGACTTAAACTTAAAAGTATGGAATAAATTGAAATGGCAAGTAGAGGTATAATATGGCATCATTAGATGATATTTATGATATGGTCCAAAAATTAGATGATTCTAATATAGAATATCTTTTAATTACAATTCAAAAAGGTAAAAAGAATGGTAAAGCAGATGTTTTTTATTCTTTAAAAGATAGAAATTCAATGAAGATATTAACTCATGGATTAAATCAATTTACAAAAGAAATAGATAGGCTAGAGGATGAAGGAAAATTTGAATAATATTTTAAACGATAAAGACTTCTCATCTAAATTTGATAATTTAGATTTAGGATTACACGGCGTTAGACTTCCAGAGTTTAGCATCGAGTCCTCAACAAAAAGACACCTCAATCTTAGTGAAGATGTTTCGAATTATGATTTTCTTAGAGCTTTAGCTTTGAATGGATTTAAAGATCTAAAAATAGATAAAAATCTACCAGAATATAAAAAATATGTAGATCGTGCCAAATATGAGCTTGAAACCCTAAAAGAGCTTGGATTTATTGATTATATTTTACTTGTATGGGACGTTATTAACTTTTGCAAGATGCATGATATTCCAGTTGGTCTTGGTAGAGGTTCAGCCGCTGGATCTCTAATCCTTTATCTTGTAGGAGTAACAAGGATCGATCCAGTTAAATATAATCTTTATTTCGAAAGATTTATATCCAAGATTCGAGCTAAAAAGCAGGTTGTTGATGGCATAACCTATCTAGATGGTAGTTTAATGTGCGACGTAGATCTTGATATTTGTTATTATAATCGTCATAAAGTATTGGAATATCTAGAAACTAAATTCAAAGGTAAAACTAGCAAAATTTTAACGCTTAATACTCTTAGTGGTAAACTGCTTATTAAAGAATGCGGTAAGATTATTGGCGAAAAAACAGAAGAAGAGATGACCACAATATCATCTCTAATTCCAAAAATATTTGGTCAGGTAAAAGATATCACAACAGCATATGATGAGATATCTAAATTTAAAGAATGGTGCGATGAAAATAAAGAAATATATCAAATCGCCTTAAAGCTAAGAGATTTAATTAAAAATAAAGGTGTCCATCCATCTGGAGTTTTATTATCGTATGATGATTTAGAAAAAGTATGCCCAACAGAATTTTCTTCTGATAAAGAACCAGTTTCAAGTTTTGATATGAATTGGGTAAGTCTATTTAATATTAAGCTGGATATTTTAGGTCTTAGAAGCGTTTCGGTTGTAAATGATGTTTGTAAAAATATTGGAATAAAAGTTCAAGATATTGATCTAAATGATGTATCAATTTATCGAAATCTTCAAGATCTAAAATCTCCACATGGATTATTTCAGATTGAAGCAGATACAAATTTTAAAGTCTGTCAGAAAGTAAAGCCTAAAAATCTAGAAGAACTTAGTGGAGTTTTAGCTCTAGCAAGACCAGGCGCATTACAATTTGTTGATAAGTATGCAAAATATACAAATACAGGCGATTATGAAGGTATCCATCCATTTTTTGATGATATCCTAAAACAAACTGGCGGTGTTGCTTTGTATCAAGAGCAATTAATGCAAATGGCTCATAAAATTGGTTTTGACCTCGATGAAGCAGAAATTTTAAGAAGAATTGTAGGTAAAAAGAAAATTGATGAGATCAAATCTTGGCAGAAAAAGATTGATACAAAGATAAAGCAAAATAAACTACCAAAAGAAGTTGGTGAAATATTGTGGAAAATTATGGAAGATTCTGCAAATTATTCATTTAATAAATCACATTCACTAGCTTATGCAGCTTTAGCAGCAGTAACAATTTACTTAAAATTTAATTATCCTCAGCAATTCTTTCTATCTCTATTGAAGATGAGTAGAAATGAGCCAGACCCAATTGGTGAAATTTCTAAGATTCAGAAAGAGATGCATGAATTTAATATTCAACTTTTGCCACCTCATATTATTAAATCAGCAATGGATTTCTCAATTGAGGAAAAAGATATAAGATTTGGTCTACTATCAATTAAAGGAATTTCAGATAAATCAATAGAAAAATTAAATAGTTTTAGAAATAAATACTCAAATAAGTTTGAGATATTCCAAGCAGCAGAAGAAGCTGATCTAAATATTGGAGTATTATCTGCATTAATTCAAGCTGGCGCATTAAGTGGATTTAATCAATCTAGAAGTAAAATCGTACTAGAAGCACAGCTTTGGAATATTTTAACTTCAAAAGAGAAAAAATACGCCATCTCATTTGCCGAGAAATTTGATTATGATTTAATTAAAATTATTAAACATTTAAATAAATTTACTGACGAGAAGAATCATATCGTTATTAAAGATAATAGACTAAAGACTATT